GAACAGGGTACGCCCTGATCGGCAGCCGGGAGATGTTGACCGCCGAGTACAAGAATGTCTCGGCAACCGGCGCGCAAACGGCGACATTCACCGATGGTACAAACAGCTTCCCAAGAACCACGCATGTCCTCGCCCTGAAAGCGGCCGCGACAGGCCCGGTAACGCATGCTACTACCGGCGCGCTATCCGGCGGTGGTTCAGCTACAACAGGGGCAGCAAGCCGTACCGCAGCGATCGTCACCCATGCGACCACCGGGGCGCTAAACGGTAGTGGCTCTGCCACAACGGGTACGACCAACCGCTTCCGTGCCCATGCGACAACAGGTTCGCTCGCCGGCCCGGGAGCAGCCACCACCGGCGCAGCCAACCGCTTCCGTTCCCACGCGACGACGGGAGTCCTTGCCGCATCAGGAGCCGCCGTCTCCGGCAGTGCGAATCGCTTCCGTGCTCACGCGACCACCGGGGTGTTGGCCGCGGCGGGCATCAACGTAACAGGCGTTGCCAACCGTTTCAGGGCTCACGCCACCACCGGCGTATTGGCCGGGGCGGGTGGCGCCCTGATTGGTGCGGCGCAACACAACGTCCCGCATGCAACCACCGGCGCACTGACCGGATCGTGGTCATCGGTTGCCGGGGCGGCGAGCCGGAACACGACAGTAGTCACCCACGCTACCACCGGCGTCCTGACCGGTCCGGGGTCGGCCACCACCGGCTCTGCCAACCGCTTCCGGGCGCACGCCTCAGCCGGTACGCTGACCGGCGGCGGGTCGTTCATGCCGGGTATCGCCGCGCGCTGGCGGGCGTTCGCATCGAGCGGGACGCTTGCGGGGGCCGGGTCCGCCCTGACCGGGGCGGCACAGCGCAACCTGACGCACACCACGTCGGGAATCCTGACGGGGAATGGAACAGCTGTTGCCGGGGCGGCCAACAGGAGCACAGGCCCGGTATCTCACGCGACAACCGGTGCGCTACTTGGAGCCGGGCCGGCAGTCACCGGGGCGGCCAATCGCTTCCGTGCTCACGCCACCACCGGAACGCTCATCGGAGCGAAGTCGGCAGCGGCGGGTGTTACCAATCGCTTCCGTGCTCACGCCACCACCGGAACGCTGATAGGAGCAGGGCCGAAGGCAGCGGGGTCGGCTAACCGCTTCAGGGCGCACGACTCCGCCGGGACGCTGATCGGGGCGGGAACAGCTGTTGTCAGCATCGCCGCGCGGTGGCACGTGTTCTCCACGAGCGGGGCGCTCATCGGAGCCGGTGTGGAGGTGGCGGGCGGCGGGCAGCGCAACATCTCACACGGGTCGAGCGGTGCCTTGGCCGGGCAGCCGGGCGGACACACTGGTGCGAGCTCAAGGTACACGCCGGGCAGCATTGCGGATCAGATTCTCAAGCTGCTGTCCAACCGGCAGGAGTTGGACCCGATCGCCGGGAAGTTCAGGGTGTATGACGACGACGGCGTGACGGTTCTCTACGAAGCAGACGCTTGGGAAGACATGGAGGGGACCATCCGGTACTCCGGCCGCAGGCTGCGCCGGATCGACAGGCTCGTCCCGCCATGACATCAACCCACGAGGAAATCCTCGAACTGCTCCTGAGCCGCAAGGTGAAGGGAGACGATGGTGTGTGGCGGGCATACAACACCTTAGGGGTGGAGCTGCCCGACCCGGACGGCGTCCTGCTGCGCGCCAACCCCGGGACACTCATCCATTGGCAGGGGATCGAGGCTGACTCAGCGTCAGGCGTTGTCTCGGAGGCGAATGCTGAAGAAAGGCTGCGCAGGAGGACCGTGCCGTATGTCCCGGCCAAGCCTCCCGTCATCGGCAGGCAGGAGTTCGTCACCGGGATCAGGCGCGAGGAATCGGAGCCGGTGGATTGGTCGAAGGTCTTCGACTCCCCGGGAATCCCCGACGAAACAACGCACCTTCCGGCCTCAGATAATTACGTTGCGCCGGGTGTTGCAACAACGAAGGAATCGGATAGACTCCGCGTCGAACAGTTGTTGTCGGCTGTTGCGCCTGTTGCACGCGACACTGAAGCGGCAAGGCGGCGGCGGAACGACGAGGCGATGGCCCTGATCTTGATGGAGATGATGTGATGGTGATTGTTGCTGGTCTGACCTCCTACGGCATGGAGGAGCCTGTCGATCCGAACGTCCGGCATCGCAAGATGATGGCCGGCGGGTACGAGGGAAAGCTCGAAGGCACCTTCCAAGAACCCTGCACTGATGGCGACTGCCTAATCCCTTGGGATGACCCGGGCAACACGTTCAAGTTCCGCGACATGAAGAAGGGCTGAAGACATGGCCGGCAAGGCAAGCTACACCCCGCTCGGGTATCAGCAGATCACGGCGCTCACCGCATCCACGGCGCTGACCGTCCCGCGCGGCGCGCAGGGCGCAATCATCACCGCAGAGACGCAAGGTGTGCGTTGGCGTGACGACGGCACCGCGCCGACCGCAGCAGTCGGCATGCCGCTGGCGTCCGGCGCGTCCTTCGAATACGGGGGCGATCTCAGCAAAATCAGGTTCATTGAACAGGCAGCGAGCGCGAAGCTCAACGTCGCTTTTTTCTAGGAGACAGGCATGGCCAAGCGCGAACAACTCACCGTCGGGGAAATCATCCTCCCGGGCGGCCAATCCATGATTCAGAACCCCGCCAACACCGCACCGTCGGCGCAGGCTGTGTTCTCCCGCCGCAGCTTCGTGAAGGGTGACGTCGCCATCTCGGCCGCCCCGGCAGCTTCCACGGCGGCCATTTGGTTCTGCGTCACCGCAGGCGTCGGAGCCTCTTCCGTGTGGAAGTCGATCTCCTTGGCTGCGTAGTGGTTCTGCCGGACAGAAATGTACTGGTGGCCTTTGCGAGACTGCAAGGGCACACCGACTTCGAGACCATCTTGGCGTGGGTGGTTTCGGCAAGAGAAGATCGCCGGGACAGCATGGAATCCACATCGAACACCGATGCGCTCCTTGGTCTCGGCGGGGAATCAAGGGCGCTTGGAGAAATCCTGCGTTACGCCAAAGATGCGCGGCGGATCATCGAAGGAACTGCGTGATCCGACGCAAATACGAATCCCAACGACGGATTCGGGGAATCCCGCAAGGCTCCCTGACTATCGTTCGATGGCTCGAAGGAGAAGTTGATGCTGCCCGAAGCTGTTGAGAAGCAAGTGAAACTGGCCGATGAACTCCATCGTCAGGTGTACGGCAACCCGTCTCAGGACGCTGCCGGTGTTGAACAGAAACAAGCCGAGGCCCAACCGGGTGAAGGTGATGAACAGCGGCAACAGCAGGCCGAACAGCCTGAACAGCTGCAAGAACAGAGCCACGAGAGTGGTGATGCTTCGTACTGGAAGAGTCGGTTCGAAGTCCTCGAAGGGAAGTACAGGGCAGAAGTCCCGCGCTACGCGGATCAGCTTCGCTCTCAGGCACGTGAGATCGACACGCTCAAGCAGCAACTCGACAACCTCACCAAGGCCGCCCCGCCCAACGTGGCCGACGACGAGCTCACCAAGAAGTACGGGGACGAGTTCATCAACGACATTCGCAGGCTCGTGCCGCAGCACACGGATGAACTGAAGTCGAAGGTTGAGAACATCGAGAGGCTGACCGCGGATCAAATGCGGGAACGCTTCTTCCAAGGTCTCACCGAGGCGGCGCCCGAGTGGCGCAAGCTCAACAACGACGACGGCTTCCTGACGTGGCTATCCGGTATCGACGCCCTCAGTGGCCAACCGCGCATGATGATGTTCGACGACGCCAACGAGCGCGGAGATGTTGGACGGGTTGCTGCTTTCTTCAACTCCTATGGCAGGCAGACGCAGTCCACAGAGCGGCAGCCAAACCGCAATGATCTGTCCAAGGAGGTCGTGCCCGACACCCGGCGCATGACACCGAACGCACCCCCTGCAAAGAAGGTGTGGTCGGAAACGGAGATAGGTCGCTTTTACAGCGACATCCGCAAAGGACTGATCCCGAAGGAAGAGGCTGCCAACATTGAACGTGACATCTTTGCGGCACAGCGCGAAGGCCGCATCCGCTGAGATGTCGAAGTAAGGAGCAACAACAATGTCTATCGCAGTCAGTGGTAACTATTATGGCGCCGGTTCCGGCGTCGATGGGTACGCCGCGAAGTTCATCCCGGCGATTTGGTCGGGCAAACTTCAGGAGAAGTTCTACCCGTCGACCTGCCTGTCGGAGATCGCAAACTCCGATTGGGCCGGTGAGATCAAGGACCAAGGCGACAAGGTCGAAATCCGCACCGTCCCGAACATCACGATCAGTGACTATCAGAAGGGCATGACGCTCGCGACGCAAGTCCCGGCGGCTGCCATGATCGAACTCCTGATCGACAAGGGCAAGTATTTCAACCTCGTCGTCGATGACGTCGATGCGATCCAATCCGACCTGCGTCTGATGGATATGTTCTCGACCGATGCGTCCGAGCAGATGAAGATCAGCATCGAAACGATGGTCCTCGACGGTATCGTCGCCAAGCTGTCCTCGGCTACGACTCAGAGCGGCAACGCTTCGTCGCAGAACATGGGCAACGCGGCCGGCGCCAAGTCTGCCAACATCGCCCTCGGCGCATCCGGCGCCCCGGTCGCGATCACCAAGGCCAACGTGCTCGACGTCATCGTCGATACCGGTCAGGTGCTCGACGAGCAGAACGCCCCCGAGTCGAACCGTTGGGTCGTCATCCCGCCGTGGATGGCTGCGCTCATCAAGAAGTCCGACCTGAAGGACGCTTCGCTCTCCGGTGACGGCACTTCCCTGCTGCGCAACGGCCGCATCGGTTCGATCGACCGCTACAACCTGTTCGTGAACAACAACCTGAAGGTCACCACGACCGACGGCGCGTTCAGCAACGTGGCTCACATCCTGTTCGGCTGCAAGCAAGCAATCTGCTTTGCCTCGCAGTTCACCAAGATGGAAACCATGCGCGCTCAGACCACCTTCGGCAACATTATCCGTGGTGTTCAGGTGTTCGGTTACGAAGTCACCAAGGCAGACGCACTCGGCCGCCTGTACGCCTACAAGGGCTGATCGAGGCTGATTGTTGCAAGTGGTAGCCCGTCCGCTGATACAATTCAGCGGGCGGGCTTTTTCACATAAACAGGAGCAACCGATGGCGAGATACTGGTGCACGAAGGACGGAACGAAGATGTTCCAAGAGGCTGAGTTCAGCGATGTTCCCGGCTTGATCCTGAAGGATTTCCCTGACGATGCCGCCCCCCGCCGGCCGCCGGCCGCCGACAACCCGCCCAACATCGACATCGTCGAGGCGTCGAGGTTGTATGAAGAGCAGCATGGTCAGAAGCCGCATCACGCGATGAAGCTCGAAACCATCCTGTCCAAGCTGACCCCGGCTTAAACGAAAATGGCGACGGCTGAATTCTCCACGCTCATGCGGGAAGTGCTGCCGCTATGCCCCGGCCTGCCGCAGCCGATGGGCATCAACGCCATCCGCAATGCGGCGATCGAATACTTCAAGGACACGTTCGCTTGGCAGGACACCATTGCGCTGTCCGGCGTGCCGGCCTCGTCCTTTCCCTACCCGTTGGTGCATGCCGACGGTGCCGTATCCAAGGTGCTGTGGGTGAGGATCGGCAAGGTTCTCCCGCCGACCACGCTCGCCGCGCTCACGGAGTTCTACTCCAACACGGACCCGGCCGCGCTCACAGCAGCACAGCCCGAGGCCTACTACCTGCCGTCCCCCAAGGCGTTGCAAGTTCATCCCGCGCCGGAGGCAGGATCGGAAGTGTCAGGGTCGGTCAGGGTCTCTCTGACGCCGTCGCTCACAGCAACAGCTGTTGATGAACAACTGTTGTCAGACGCTTACGAGGCAATTTCTGCTGGCGCTTTGTCCCGGCTGTTGGCCATGCCGAGCGTCCCGTGGTCGAACCCCGGGCTTGCAGGGTTCTACGCCTCTGTCTTCCGCGCGGCCAAGGCCGACGCCCTACTTTCCGCGATGAACGGCGACCTGCTGCTTGACGTCTCGGTCGAGTTTCCGAAGGCCTGACCATGAGCACAGCACAAGACATCGTCACCCGCGTCAGAGACGTCATCAATGACACGTCCGCCACGCCGCGCAACTCCAACGAGGAAATCTTTCGGTGGATCAGCGACGCCCTGAGCTTGGCTTCGACATCTGTGCCGCGGCTATTCAGCAAGACGGCCGACATGATCTGCTCCGCCGGCTACCTGCAAACGCTCGCCTTCACTCGGGCGCTGTCGTTCATCGAGGTCATCGGGTTCCCGCAGGTTGATGTCGCATCCCTGACTGCATTCGCACCGGGGTGGAAGATGGACACCGCCGGCCCGATCCAACACTGGTTCCCGAGCGCGGACAGCCCTAAGTCATTCTGTGTCTATCCGCCGTCTCAGGGCGACCAAACCATCACAGTCACCTATGTCGAATCTCCCGCTCCGGTAACGAGCACGTCCGACGTGCTGAACGTGCCGGACGTTGTCATCCCGGCCATCGTGCAGTTCTGCGTTGGCATGGTGGAGTCCAAGGACGACGAGCACGTGAATAGCAATCGAGCGGCGCAAGCCAAGGCAGATTTTGTAGCTCTCATCAAAGGAGCCTAAACATGGGCGCCCTGAAAGTATCCGACAACGCGGCAACTGTGCTCGCGTCCTCAATTTCGAGCAGCCCATCGGTGACGAGCATGACGCTCACCGACGCCTCGAAATTCCCGGTCATCAACCACGGCGGCACAGGGGA